GCTCCTTAAAGGCATCAATCTCATTAACAGCTTTAAGTTTTACCGCCAACGCTTTAGCTTGTGTATTCGTTAAACCAAACTCTGCCTTAACTAACTTTATCTGATTGTTGACAGCCGTTAATGCTCGACCTTGTGCATTACCGCCTTCTTTTTGTGCTTTTACATATCTATCTTGCGCTCTAACAAGACTATCTACGGTAGATAACTGATTTCTTAGCGCGGCCTGAGTTTGGTTCAATGCTTCAGTCATATTAAACCTAGCCATCATCTTCTGTGTCTCAAACAGCTTTCTAGCCGCACCATCAGCGAAACCAAATTCTTCAGTCAGCTTTTTAGTAACTTCAACATTGGAGATATTGAACTCATTGTATTCTTCAGCCGCAGTGTTAAGCTCATCTATCTCATCGGCAAACGACTTTACAGCATCTCTGGTTTTTAGGTAAACACCACCAAGCGCAGACACGATAGCAATACCAGCACCAAGCAATGCGCCACCAGCCCCGAAGATACCAAATAACTGAGAACCCTGTTGACCAAATGCTTGAAGCGCACTTGTGCCGCCACCAACCTGTACGAAGAAATCCTGTAGCTGGAAACCTACTTGTTGCAAGCCATTCTTACCAAACCTACTGATACTTCTAGTAGATTTGCTGGCAACAACACCAAACTGGTTAGAGTCCTGTGTTGCTCGTTTGGTTTTGTTCTGAAACTCGTCTAGTTGTTTATTTACGTTTCTTATAGGAAGGGTCGCTTTATCCGTAGCGGAAATAACAATATCTAGTTTATTCGCCATTAGACCGTTCCTCTATCAACTTAAAATATGCGACCCATTCATTATACTCTTCAAATGTTATATCTTCAATCTCTGTTAATGTTTTGCCCAGCTTCTCAGCAATATACATAAGATTAAAGCGAAATGGGTCGCTCCTTAGTTTTTTTCCAGTTCCTCGGCAGAATTGGAACTAAAGACACTGCCGAACACCTCAGCAATAATATCAATAGGCTCACCCATCAAGTGAACTTTATCTTCCAATGTAAACATCTTTTCACCGTCAGCATTTTCTGACTTCAGTATTATAATATCAACCATAGCTGTCAGTGATGGGTTAGTTAGAAAGTCGTTATGCTTAGAGCGAACCTTCTCAATATCCCTAGCACTAACATTGGTAAAATAGATAGTGAGTGGGGCATCATTTTCACCCCACTCAACAACATCTACACTACCACGTTCTCTTGCCGCACGATTTGCGGCGATACGTTTACCAATACTCATTTTGCCACCTATTAAAGTATTAGACAGTCGTTATCGACAGTGCGCCAGTACCTTGAACGGTAAAGCTACGGTCAACAGTTCCGTCGGTTGTGCCGCTAACGCTTACACCTGTAATAATGGCTGAACCAGTATAATAAGTGTCTCCTGCGCCATCGCCTTCCGGGTAGAAGTTCAATGTAACAGTCGCGCCAGTTGTTAAGGCTACCTGACCATCTGCGTCAGTCTCATCCCAATACACTTCAATAGTGCCTGAGAATGTTTTTAGTCCAGCGACGTAAGTTCTGCTGGTATCACCCAAAGCAGTCGTTTCGATTGTGTCGCCACTTTCTTCGATTGTGTAGCTTTTAAGCTCCGCTATTGCGTTGGCTCCGACCTTTACGGTTCCTTCGCTACCTGTATGTACAGCCATAATTATACCTCATCTTCATTAGTTTCTGTTGCAACAAACGCTGATTTTTCAGTCTTTGCTTGACCTTTTGTCGGTTCGTCAACCGTCCAACCATTTTTGATTAACCTTGCGGCTGTATCAGCCCAACAGATAATCATATCACCATTCTTATACAGCTTTATACGTTTCATATCTACACCGCATTTTCTATGTCGTTTTCGATTGTAACGTAAGTCACCCTGATTGTAAAACCGCCAATACCAACTGACTGCTCGCCCTCACCATTATATTCTGTGGTGAACGATACTATGTCAGTCTTCTTCGCATAACCACCACGGGTAACATCCGTCTGCAATGCTTCCTCGACCTCAACCGCTATAGTATCCAGAGTGTCATCAATTGCTGATGTGCCTTTTACATAAGCCTCAACAGTGACATCTAAAGTGCGTATCTGAGTTCTAGGTAGTGTGATTGAGCCGTATTCAGTTTCCTCAGAGCTTGTGTAAATACACAATGCCGGTAGCTTACTTTCCCCCAGTGAAAACAGACGGGTCTGAAACACATTAGAGCCGGTCGTGGCTAATCCAGTTAATGTAGTTTTAATGTTATCTCGAATTAGCTTGCGAACATGAGCCATCTAAACTTCCTCTAGCACCAGCATAGTTGTGCCTGTGCCATCTCGTTGAACAACACGAATAACATAATTGACTGCGTTAATTACTATTGTGTCGCCTTCTGCGGCGTTTGGAAGACTTGCAGTAGAGCATTGAAAGCGTGGTTGCTGTATTGCAACGCCGACCATACCACCAGCGTCAGCCTCAAAGAACTCATTATCAAAGATGCCGTTGATTGTAACAGGTGAGCCACCAGATGGAGTATATGTTGCGGCGACACCAAAGTCGTCCACATCAAAAAACACTGCCAATTCTATAGCGGTTTCAACAGCCATATTAGTCGTCATCCCCTGGTGTGTCTAAGCTGAACACAGCACGATTAGTTTTCTTTGGCTTGATAATTTTCTTAGGTTGCGGAGCTTCAGTTGGCTCAACGCGCTTCATATTGACTAAGACTTGCGCCTCATCAATGTGCAATTCAATAACATCTCCAGCTTTTGCTTTTTTGCCACCAGCAACAATGTTCTTCAGTACAAGATAATACATTTTTAACCCTCAATGGAAATAAGGTCAGATGAGGCTGGTTTTACCCAGCCCCACCATCACTTAATCAGTCTTATGCGCCATCATTGTTGAAAGCGAATGAAGTAGCATTTCTAACCGCAATATCGACGGTTTGTAGTGCTGTGATATTTACTGTACCGCTTGTGCTGTTGCTGTATGGGTCTGCAACGATGTCAAGTCCACCGTACATTCCGACAAGCAAGTCAGCGAAGTTACCAAAGTACAAATCGCCAGCAGTTACTTGATTGGAGACAATCGCATTGTAACCGTTGATTTGACCATCAGCACCGACTACGAACTGACCTGAGCCAGCGTCTTTCGCAGTTGTTTTCAACGCGCCGTACATACCAGCACCTAGAATATAAGCAAGGTTGCCCATAAGTGCATTGTCTTCAGCTACAGCCGTTTCCATTGCTACAACTTCAGCAAATGTTGGATTAGCCGCCGCAAAAGATGTTGGAGCATTGATGCCAGATGTGTTCTGGATACCTGTTGGTTGACCAGAAGAACCAGAACCAGCCAATGCGCCAAGGTCGATTGCAAGAGCAATACCTTGAGCAAGGTCGTTACGAATTAGGTTCTCAATGTCAAGCGAACTCTGCTGAAGCATCAATCGCGTAATTTGCGAATGACTGCCAACCACCTTCGGGGACATTGTAACCTGACCAAATGTAGGCTCACTCTCAGCAGATGCAGAGCCTTCAGTTGCAATCCAACCAGCAGTCGAAGCGGCTGATTTCTTAGGAATAGCAACATTACCAGACAAGCCGTTCAACATTGTTGCGCCAGCCGCCATTACGCTTGAAGCGTTGCGGAGTACGTCAATGAAGTCACCGCCACGAAAGTCTTGAGCAATAAGACCAGCGTCGTCAGATGTGTTCAAGTCACGTTGCGCCCACGAACGTAGAACGTCAGTTGGGAGCATGATGCCACGGGCTGTACGACCGTTGGCACGTTGTGCGGCTTCAGATACTTCAATCTCAAAGCGTGCTTCTTCTTGAGCCTGACGGTCTGTTGGGTTAGCCATTGCACGAATTGCGCGAAGAACTGAAAACTCACGAACTTCTTTTTTGCTTAGGCCGACTTCAGCAGTTTCTAATGGCTTGTCACCAATTACTTCAAGCAACTCACCACGAAACTGGTCAGCAGACATACCGTTAGCAATGGCTTTTTCACCAAGACTGCGTTGGTTGTGTTTAGCGGCAAGAGATAGAATTTCGCTATCGTTCTTGCGTGCGGCGCGGACTGCATCAGCCTTCACCGCTTCGACATCGATGATGTCGTGTTTTACTTCTTCAGACATAATAATTTCCTTCTGTACTGAATGTTGGGTTAAGGTTTCGGAAGTCGAACGCCCTACGCCTACCTGACTTGACTGGTCAGCAGGAATTGAGACGATTGATATTTCCATTGGCGTGGTTGCTACTCTGACATAATTCTCAGGGTCATCGTCACGCCGTACTCTGCCATCTATACGATAGCCAACTGAAATGTTCTGGCGTATTTTACCTTTCACATCGTCAAAGACTTCTGACGCAAGCACACCCTTTCCAAAGCGCACTACAGCACGCAACCTACGCGCCTTCTCATCCATCTCAACACTCTCAACGACACCAATTTGCTTAGACATATCGTGGTCTAATAATAATGGAGCGCGTCCAGAGTTCAGAAACTCTAAGTTCATATTTTCACGGCTGTGGTCAATGACCTCCATGCCAAAGTCACGTTCAACTGGTTCTTCAGTCGATACGCCAACACGAACTAATCTATTATCTTCATCAATAAACTTATCTTCTCTAGCGAAGTGATGGGTGCGTTTTTCCATGTC